GCAATGTGCGAAGAGGATCCTTTGTTTGATCCAGGTTGTCAAGGATATGATACTGCATACTTTAATCAGCAGTGTTCGTTAGATCCACAGTACGACACTACGTGTATAGGATACGTTGATCTATCAGGTAACGATGGTGATTTTACAGTATTAGATCCTTTGATTGACGATGTCTTGTCGGTTGAGACGGATGTTGCTACTGGTGAACCTGATTTTTATAGTGTTCCTACTGATGACTTTATGCAAGACGACTTTGTTGTAGAACAAGAAACAGTAGAACTAGATGATGGTTTTCAAATGGTTGAAGACGATATTGAAGAAGAGATCGGTGAGCTCGAGATGGTTGATGATATTGACTCTGAGATCGCTGCATTAGAATCAGAATCCACCGAAGAAGGAAGCCCTGTCGATGCTATGATGGGTGGAGCAAAACAGGAGGATGACATTGAGGAAGAACTACAGGCTCTCGAAGAGGATGCCAACGAAGGGGACGATGAATCGGTGGCGCCGGAAGACATACAAATCGCCAGTGAGGGTGATGACATTGGAGCACAGCCAGCACCAGGTCGATCAAAACCAAAGCCGAACCCAGTCGACACAAAGAGAGAAAAACTAAGACTACTTATCGCTATGAAAGCTATTGAAGCGGTTAAAGAACTTGAGACCGCAGTTACATTAGAACAACAAATGAATATTCAGCGTAGGCTCCTCGCCTTAATCTCGTTCGTACCAGATTTCAAGGACTACGCTGAGAAAGAACAATTAAATCAAATTAACTTTTACCCACCGAAGCCAACGGTGGACCACGCATTTGCAAGATGGTTCCTGAACGACCCAACATTTGGCGCAATGGAAGACTTACAATACCAATAGGAGAGTGGTATGTTTGCAGAAGCTATGGCGGGAGTCGCCCTCGTAAAGGCGAGTGTAGAGTTTATAAAATCGAATATTGACACGGCAAAAGACATAGGTGAGATAGCTGGTGCTGTCGATAATCTGTTCAAAGGCCAAGAAGATATTGAAAAGAAGAGAAGTAAGAAGGCAGGTGTTGGTGTAGGTGATCAGCTAGGTATTAAGACTGTAGCTCAAGAAGTTATTGATTCTAAGGTTGCTATGGAAGCAATGCAAGAAATGAAACAGATGATCAACATGAGATTCGGCCCTAATACTTGGCAAGAGATTATTGATTTAAGAGCAAGAAGAATACAAGAAGAAAAAGAAAGAATAGCGGCCGCTAAAAAAGAAAAGATTCGAAAAGCAAAAGAAACTGCTGCAGCATGGAAGAATGCAGCGATGGTAGCTGGAGCGATTGTTGTTGCTATTGGTTTATTCGTGTTTTTATTTACGGTAGTGATATGATATACGTACTGACACTATATGTTTCTTTATATCCAACGTTGACATACGAGTATAAAACCTATGAGCAATGCGTGCATCATGGAAACCAAATACTGGAGATCAGACAAAAAACATTAGGGTGGATAAAAACCACCTTCGATTGTAGGAGACAAGAATGGCAGAAATAGAATACGGTGGAATCAAAGTTGGTGGATCTAAACTACTTTTGATACTTCCACTCATCGGAACATTAGGTGGTGGTCTTTGGGCTGGTTTTGAGTTTTATAAAGACTATATGAACATGAAAGAAATTATTCAAAATATTGATACGGACGCAATTTCAGCTCGTAACGATGTTCTTGAAACAAAACTTGATGAAGCACTAGAGTATTCACGCGATATTAAGAATGGCTTAAGAGAAGATATTGTTCGTATTGAACGTATCGTAGATTCTGTAGAGGATGACATCAACGAGATTGAAGACGATGTACGTACTACGATTGACGATGCCGAAGAAAGATTTGAGGTTAAGCGACAGGATCTCTTGAACCAGTACGTGGCTCAAAAAGATCTACTGATTCGTGAAAACACCAGCACTCGTGAGTTGATGGAAAACAAGATTGAAGGACTCGAAGCTGACATGGAAAAGCAACTTCAAAGAGCCCTTGATAATCCTCTAGCTAATCGTTAGTCTTGACCTGGTTCTTGGCCTGGTGGAACATCACCAAAGCTACCACGAACTACATTGTCAGTCTGTTGATCAGCTTGATATGGTTTTAACATTTCTTCAACATTCAAATTGATTTGATGAAGTCTGCCTAGATCACTATCAAGTTCTAAGAAAAGACTATCAATTGGTGCAGTAGTTATACATTCTTCATGCTCATTGTCATGCATGGCTAAAGCAATAATGCCATAGTGAATTACTTTCTTGAGATCATCACGATTATGACCAGCTTTCTTACCATAACGTTGACAGTACTTGATAACGTTACCTAGAGCAAAACCCATACCATGACCCATGTCTTCAATGATCTCGGTAGATTGGTATTGGTTTTGTGAATAGTGAGCGTCATAAGTTGAGTTGATGTAATCCATCATTTCTTCAATGAGTTCGTCTTCACGAAACGCGTATTCAATTTCATTTTCGTATGACATATTCGTACTCCTTTAATTCATTTTGAATTGTATCATAGTGCTCGATCGCGGCACGATGAACTTCGTTATCTTTCTTAGCAATCTTCCACGATAGAGCTACAAACTCATTACGTGGAATATTGTAATTCTCAGTGGCGATTGTTTCACCTACAACTATTTTATACTGCGCTGGCATATTCACTCCAAAACTCATCCCAAAGATCTTCAACAAATCCTAGTTGTTCCATTGCATCCATGTGTGCAATATCATTAAAGCAATTATCTTTTGTTAGTGCGTTAAGAAGTTCAGAGATGTGTTCGCATCCACCAATTCTAAGACTAACTGAGTTGATGAACTGCTCTTCACAATCCATAACGTAACTTGACATTCCCATTATATAGCTCCTCTTTTCATTTTATAGATATATTATACACTAATTCTTTTGATTTGTAAACAAAAAAGTGCATTTTATTCGAAAAAAATGTTAGGGTTTGGAGAATCTTCATTTCCAATATCATCATAGTCATAGTCAATTTTCATCTTAAACGATTTCTGTTTGTATTCAGAAACATTAACTAATCTTTGAAAGTAAGAGTGATTATCCGTTGGTGGTCTACTAGGCAAGTTATCGAACCAAACGTCTTCGTACAGATTAACGATAAAACATAACATGATGTAGTCACCAGGTTGAGACACGTATGGCATATGAATATCCATAGTGTCTTTGAGGTCTGACTCCTCGGCAAACTCCATAAGCAAAACTTTAACACCCGGCACGTAATTGAAGTAATAATCTCTATAGTCATCGCCATTTTGAAAATAAGCTACATCTAAAAACGTGTTTGGTAAAAATTCTTCGTTGAGAAGATCAAGATGAATTCCTCTTGATTTAAACATATCTTTTTGTTTATCAAATTTAGTTTGTTTACGACTGATATACTCACTATGGTGATACAACATGAAGTGAGATGGAATCTGTTTTGGTGCTTCAGTTTGTTTTACTAAACGCAAGAAGTCAACTACCATACTATTTTCAAAGATGTGGTCACCAATACATTCAGATATTACTAGATCAGCTTTAAGCTCTGGATAATCATCCATGAAGTCCTTAGCTGATCCGACGTAAACCGTGATATTATTAAACTCGTTTCGTTCAATATTTGTGATAAGCATCTCAGCAGTTGCTGGATTTCTTTCGATAGCAAATACTCTTCCCGCTACTTGAGCTGCGGCCATTGCAAGAATACCGGTACCACTACCAAAATCAATTACAATATCACCAGGCGATACTGCTTTATCAATTGCTTCAAGATAACTGTTTGTTCGGTACTCGTCCTGAATCATAGTTTGATGTGGAACAAGTTCTCCGTATTTTCCTTTAAACATGATTATACTCGTTGTAGGCTTGACCATTTTCATTATAAAAATGGTATTCCCATCCTCTACTATCTAGTTTTTTTCCGCATATTGTTGTGTTAATTAAGCCATAGTAATATTCTAATTTACTACTGAAATCTTCACCATGATATGAAAAAATATTAGAAAAACAAATAAAGTTAGTTTTTGAAACATCTACATTTAGATATTCATTGAGTAGATTACACTCTACAAACTCAACGTCATCAATCATTTTTAAAGTATCTGTCCAATCGCTATTAGAAAATATTTTCTCGTTCATTTTTACTTTTTTAAAATCAACATCAGCTATAAGACAATCTTTAACTGTCGCTGTAGAATACTCTAGATCCTGTGTGACAAAAAGTGTTTGCTTCCATTTCAATGCTAGTGGTTCATAGTCATAAATGATAAGCTTTGTTTTGTTGTTGCCAAATTTTTTCCATAAGAATTCTGATATTGATCCTGATGCTGGTGCATACACTACATCATATTTTTTTTGTGGAAATTCGTCGTAACGATTAAACCTTTCGTTGTTCTCTGTATAGATTGTTCTAGTCACGCACAAATTCTTTTATCATAGGGAAGATCGGTTCTAAAGCATCAGCACACTGTCTGGCTAACTCAATATGTTCCTTCTGTGTACCATGACCTGAACGTAAATCAATATAGTGAATCCAAGATCGCATCGTACCGTTTACATATAACCGAGATTCCATAATACCTTCTGGTAATACCGCCCGTGCTTGTTCTTTGGCTATACCATTCAGTACTGCCCAGTTATAAGCTTGTTTAGACGCTCTGGCTACAATCTCTTGTTGTTCATCCCATAAGAGTTGCAACTCTGAGTCATCTGTTTCAATTGAGTTTTGTCTATTCTTAGTGTCCTGCAAACGGGCTTCTCTAATTACAAAATTAAGATCCTGAGTTGGATCAGCGTATCTTTGAGAAAACTCTTGAAAAGAAAATGATCTATGTCTTAGTAGTTGCCTAGCAATATCACGAGTTGTAGTAACCTCTAAGCAAGCGCTAACCATTTCAAATGGCGACCAGTGTTTTTCTCTAATGAGGTATCGTAATAGTTTTTCCGAGGTTTCGGTGTTATCTTGGTTCGAGGGATTCGAAACACGGGCCGTATATGATACGAGCTCTTGGACATCGTTACCGACATAAAGTTCCTCCGGTGGTTTTGAATAACTGATAAGTCTTACACTCAATGGTTTCTCCTTCCGTCGAATACACACATGAAGTAACATCCATGTTCACCAGCATGTACCCGATGAAATACGTTATCTTCAATCAAAACGACATCGCCTGGTTTTACAAGAAAGTTAGTTTCGTTTAATTCCATAGTACCACCACCTTTTACAAAATAGTAGACTTCTTCTTGGCCAGCGTGTTGATGCCCACGAGTGCTTTTATTTGGTTTAAGATCAGTAGTACTTAGTACAAGATTATTTAAAAGTTTATTGTCCTTAAGCAAATAAGTTTCGTTATCTTTTACAACTTCACCGCCAATGTCTTCAACCCATACTTTCATGTTATGTTACTCCATTCATGAAGCTTATTATACTTGTGGTAGTATCCGTCTTCAATATCCTCGTATGGTATGTCTAAATTCTTAGCAGTAAGTTCTACCATACACAATATATCGCCAAGTTCTTCACATAGTTTATCTGTTTCACCACCGAACCTGAGTATCTTACTTGCTTCCTTAATAACTTCACTACACTCTTCCATTAGTATTACTAATGTTTCTTCTTTGTTCCTCATAACTTAAAGTCTCCAAACTTTTCATTAGCAATCTTTTCACCTGCTTTTGAACTGTCGAAAACTGGAGTATCATCAACTAATGTTTGTTGAGTTTCTTCTACATCATGTAAACGCATCTTAGCTCGATCAATACCAATCACAAACCTCTTGTGTAGGGTTGGGTCATTATAACGATTCTTCAATTGTTTGACCATCATCTGACCCTCTTTATCGAGTTCTTCAGTTGAGATCAAAGCAAACATTAAATCGGCCGTAGCGGGTAATCCAAAAGACTCGGACGTATCTTCAAGCCCAACATCCGAGTTACTATAACCAGAACGAGTCGTTTGCGTTGCAGAGAAGACCGGTACGTCGAACTCGACCGCAAGGCCACGTAGTTCTTCAGCAATTGCTTTAATGTAAGTGTATGAATTGATCGATCCTCCCATTCCTTTCATTCTTGATGAAGCACAGATATTAAGATAATCGACAAAGATAATATCTGGTTCGAACTGTTTCTTTAGTTTCAGTTCATTCAATAGAGCTCTAAAGTGACCAGAGTGTGCTGAACCAGTTGGATATTCTTTTACGATTAAGTTGCCCGTTGTCTTACGAGCAAGATTCTTTACTTTCTCGGTGAACATATCCTTTGGCATGTTTTCAAGTTGGTCGATAGGTACGTTCAATAAGTTAGCATCGATACGTTCAGCGATTCTTTCCTCGGCCATTTCCATAGTAATGTATAGAACATTACGACCTTCTACAAGAGCTGCGCTAGCCACGTGACACATAAATAAAGACTTACCCACCCCAGTACCAGCAAGAGCAATATTGAGAGTTTTATTAGGAATACCACCTTTAGTAATCCGATTAAAGTATTCCAGATCGAACGGAATACGGTCTTCTTCTTTCTTATAAAAGTCATAACGTTCTTCTGCTTGGCCAATATAATCGTGACCAACGTTTGTATCGAACGCAACTCCCAGAGCCTTTTGCAAGAGCTCTGGTAGCGCGTTTTTAGTGAGAGTTTCATGTTT